AAACAACCCGCGCCTCATGGCCGATTTTCCCGGCCAGTGCGGCGAGGGGCGTGTCTGGAACGTGGGCACCATCATCACGGCCGGCAACGTCAAGATACAGGCATTCGGCGCGGGCAAGCGCATGCGCGGCCTGCGGCACGGCCCGCACCGCCCTGACCTGGTGCTGCTGGACGATCTGGAAAACGACGAGAACGTGCGTTCTCCGGAGCAGCGCGACAAGCTGGAAAACTGGCTCATGCGCACGGTGCTGTCCCTCGGCCCGGCGGACGACAGCATGGACGTGATCTACATCGGCACCATCCTGCACTACGACAGCGTGCTGGCCCGCACCCTCAAAAAGCCGCAATGGCATGGCCGCACGTTCCGCGCCGTGGAAAAGATGCCCGACGATCTGGCCCTGTGGGACATATGGGAGCGCTTCTACAAGACGCCCTCGGTCGGCCCGGAAAAAGCGCGGGCTTTCTATGAGCAGCACCGGCAACGTATGGACGCCGGGGCCGTGGTCAGCTGGCCGGACTTCCGGCCCCTCTACACCCTGATGTGCAAAAGGGCTGAGGATCGGGCCGCTTTTGACAGCGAGCAGCAGAACGACCCCCTGGTGGGGGATGCCGCGCCCTTCGCGGAGGCCATGCAGTTCTGGAGCGAGCTGCCGCCGGGCCTGATCTTTTTCGGGGCCTGCGACCCCAGCCTGGGCAAGGCCGGGGCAGGGCGCGACCCTTCGGCCCTTCTGGTGGGCGGCCTGGACCGGGAAAGCATGCGCCTCTATGTGGTGGCCGCCGACATCAAAAAACGCCACCCGGACCGCATCATCCAAGACCTGATCGCCCTGCAACGGCAATGGCATTGCGTGCTGTGGGCCGTGGAGGCCGTGCAGTTCCAGGAGTTTTTCGCCGAGGTCCTGGTGCGCGAGGCCGCCCGGCAGGGCCTGCCCCTGCCGGTATCGCCCGTCAAGAACTGTACGGACAAAAACCTGCGCATCGAGAGCCTGCACCCCTATTGCTGCCAGGGCCGCATCCTGCTGCGTCCTGACCAGCGCGCCCTGGTGGACCAGTTGCGGCATTTCCCCCTGGCCGACCATGACGACGGCCCGGACGCTCTGGAGATGCTCTGGCGTGCCGCCTCGCAGGGCTACGTCTCTCTGCGGGACGCCTTCGTGCGCGTGCCGCGTGCCCGCTCCCCCTTCGAGAGCGCCCCGCAGGATGATGACCCTATGCCCGATGACCCGTTAGAAAATGGATGGATATGACGCCATGCGATACAAAGCCAAACGCCCTCCGCGCAGCCTGCGTCCCTCCCCGGAGGCCCTGCGCGGGGCCGTACAGACCGAAAGCGGCGACACCGCGCCCCTGCTGTATCTGGAACAGCTGCCCAACCTGACCAACGGCCTGACGCCGGGCAAGCTGCGCCGCATCCTGGCCGACGCCGAACAGGGCAATATCGTGGAGCAGCACGCGCTTTTTGCCGACATGGAGGACCGCTGCGAGCACCTGGCCTGCGAGATAGGCAAACGCAAGCGGGCGCTGCTGACCCTGGAATGGGACATCATCCCCGGCAGCGATGACGCGCGGGCACGCGAGGTGGCGGAAAAGGTCCGTGCCATGGTGGACATGATGCCCGGCGTGGAGGACATGCTTCTGGACATGGCCGATGCCATCGGGCATGGCTTCGCGGCGCTGGAGCTGGAATGGGGCATGATGGACAGCTGGCATATCCCGCAAGCCCTGACCTTCCGCCCGCAGTCCTGGTTCCAGTGCCTGTGGACGGACCGCAACCGCCTGCGCCTGCGCGACGGCAGCGCCGAGGGCGCGGAGCTGTGGCCCTGCGGCTGGCTGGTCCACACCCACAAAAGCAAGAGCGGCTGGCTGCCGCGTGCGGGTCTGTTCCGCACTGTGGCCTGGGCTTACCTGATCCGGGCCTATGCCCTGAATGCGGGCATAGCCTATACCCAGATCCACGGCCTGCCCCTGCGCCTGGGCAAATACCCGCCCGGCTCCACGTCGGAGGACAAAAGCGCGCTGCTGCACGCCCTGCGCTGCCTGGGGCAGGATGCGGCGGGCATCATCCCGGCGGGCATGGAGGTCATCTTCCAGACGCCCACGACCACCACCCAGGACATCCCCGGCCAGCTGGTGACGCGCTGTGAACAGGGCATGAGCAAGGCCATCCTGGGCGGGACCCTGACCACGCAGGCCGACGGCAAGACCAGCACCAATGCCCTGGGCACCATCCATAACGAGGTCCGGCGCGACCTGCTGGCGGCGGATGCCATGCAGCTGGCCGCCACTCTGACCAGCCGGCTGCTGGCCCCGCTGTGCCTGCTTAACCTGGGCATCACGGACCGCAAATTGCTGCCCTACTGGCGTTTCGACACGCAGGAGGCCGGAGACCTGTCCCTCTATGCCGATGCCCTGCCCAAGTTGGCCCCGTACATGAGGATCAGCCGCCAGTTCGTCCACGAGCGCCTCAAGCTCCCCGTGGCCCTGGACGAGGACGACGTTTTCCGCGCCGACGGGCAGGACGGGGACGGCAGTGATGACCGGACCGAAGACGCCCGGCCCGGCAGGCAAAAGACCACCACGCGCCTGACGGCCCCCGTCGGGGGTGACGGAAAGGAAGACGACGAAGAGGGCCAAGGCGGACAGGACGCTCTGGACGGCATGTGTGACAGCGCGGACGCCGCTCTGGCCGAGGCCGCCGGTGCCCTGCTGGGGCCGCTTTTTGCCGAGGTGGCCGCAGGCCTTCCCCCGGAGGCACTGGAAAAACGGCTGGCGGACCTGTACCCCGCTATGGACGCCACACAGCTGACGGACATCCTGTCCCGCCTGCTGTTCGTGGCACAACTGGAAGGACGCAGCCGTGAAGAAGAAACCCATTGATCTGGCCTATGTCCTGACTTTGCCGCCGGAAAAGGCCGTGGCCTATTTCCGGCGCAAGGGCCGCCGCGTCTCGTTCGACTGGCACAGCATGTGGAAGGAAGCCCACGCCACGGCCTTCACCGTAGCCAACTGCGCCAAACTGGACGTGCTGCGCGACCTGCAACTGGGCATCCGCACAATGCTGAAGGAAGGGAAAAGCGAGCAGTGGTTCGTGCGGACGCTGGAGCCCGTGCTGCGCGCCAAGGGCTGGTGGGGGCCGCGTGATGAGGTCAACCCGCGCACGGGCGAGATCATCAAGGTGCAGCAGGGCAGCAAGTGGCGCCTGGGCCTCATCGCCCGCCAGAATGTGCAAAGCGCCGACAACGCCGGGGCCTGGGAAGAACAGTGGGACAACAGGGAGGAGGAGCCGTATCTGCGCTATGTCTCTATGGAGGACGCCCGCACCCGGCCCCAGCACCGGGCGCTGCACGGCAAGATCTTCCCCGTCGATGACCCGTTCTGGCAGACGCATTACCCGCCCAACGGCTGGAACTGCCGCTGCAATGTGGAGGGCGTGAGCCCGGCCCGTCTGAAACGCCGGAAGTGGAAGGTGGAAAGCTCGGAAGGGAAGATGACCACGCGGAAGATCGTCATCCGCGACCGGCGCACCGGCGAGGAGACCGTCCGCACCGTCACGGGCTACAGGTACGACAAGGACAACGTCTTCTGGACGGACGCGGGCTTTGATTACAACCCCGGCGCCGTTGCCATGGCGGACAACATCCTGCGCGAACGCATCCGGGGCCTGAAAGATCCGGCCCTGTACGAGCAGGCCCGGCAGGCCGTCAACAACAGCGCGGCCCGGCACGAGGGCTTCGCCGCCGTGGTGGAAGGATGGCAGAAGGACAAGGTCATCCGCAAGCGCACGGCCATTTTGGGCATCATGGGCTGGCAGGAGCTCCTCCATGCCCGTGCCCAGGGGGCGGATGCCGGCGGCGTGGTGGTCTTTGCCGACGACCGTCTGCACCATGCCGGGCGCGGCGTCCACCAGACCAAGGGCACCGCCGTACCGGATGCCGTCTATCCGCAGCTGGCCGCCCTCTTCGCCCGGCCCGAGGCCGTCTATTGGGACGCGGAGCACGAAAATCTGCTCTACGTCTTCCCCGATCCTGAAGAGGGCTGGTGCCGCATCATGCCCGTCAACGTGCCGGGCACGGACAAAAAAACACGGAGAAAGCTGGGGAAATACGACGGGGTGGCCAGCTTCTACCGCCTGGAGCGCAGTAACCTGCATCGCGGGCGCAAACTGCAAAAAATCCGCTGACCATTGCCGCCGGGATTTGAACCCGGATACCGGCCCCCTTTTGCAAGGGGGGCGCGCGTTACCAGCTTACGCGTACAGCAGCAGTCAGCGGAAAATCTTTGTAACGCGAGGATACTCATGATCCGCATAGAAGTAAACATCGACGACGATCAGCTCATGGACAGCCTGGCCGCCCTGGCCCGGCAGGGCGAGGACGCCACCCCTATCATGCGGGGCCTGGCCAATGTCATGCGCTCCGCCGCGCAGGACGCCTTCGACATGGAATGCGACCCCGTCACCGGGGCCGCCTGGCCGCCCCTCAACGAAGCGTACAAAAAACAGCGCTACGCCGACCGTTACACGGGCAAGATGCTCAACCGCACGGGCGACATGCGCCGCAGCCTGAGCGTGCGCTACGGCAAGGACTTTGCCCTGGTGGGCGTCAACGCCCCCTATGCCGCCGCGCACCAGTTCGGCGCGCGCACCAGGGCGCACATCATCCGCGCCCGCTTCAAAAAAGCCCTGTCCTTTTACGGCCGCAACGGCGAAAAGCTGGTCCGCAAGGCCGTGCGCCACCCCGGAAGCCGCATCCCCCCGCGCCCCTTCCTGGGCGTGGGCGAGGACCACAAGACCGAGATGCGCCGGCTGATCGTGCGCCACCTGCGCAAGGCCGTGCGGGGAGCATGACCGCGCTTCAGCCGTTGCGACGAAGGAAGCTACGGATGAAGACAGCAATGCGTTACGCGGCAGGACGGCCAGCGAAGTCGCTGTCGCTATCCGTAAGCCGTCCGTGTGCCGTGTTTCTCTTCCGGGCGGGCCATCGCCCACGTTTTTCTGTTTCTGAAAATCTAACGCCCCTCTAACGCCCGCCACGCGCCCGTAAGGCATCCTCTCCAAACCAGCCACGGGGATAGTTGAAGCGCTGAACAGCTTCGACCTTTTTTCCCCGCATGCGTCCCGTACAAGGGACGCATGGAACGCCATCATTCTCCCCTCCTTGCTTCAGCCGTTGCGACGCAGGAAGCTACGGATGAAGACAGCAATGTGTTACGCGGCAAAACAGCCAGCGAAGCCGCTGTCGCTATCCGTAAGCCCGCAGATGCGGGCAACGGCTACCGCGCTACCGGTCTGGCCATTGCCCTGTCCCTGTCTGATGACACGGGGCAGGACAAGGCCGCCGGTCGCATCCAGCTTTTCCCTGCGGGCACGTTCGCTGCCCGCGACGGACGGCCCGGCAACCTGCGGGGCGTCAACGCCACGTCCTGGCGTCTGACGGCCCAGGATGCCGAGGCTGTCATCGCCCACTGGCAGCGCACCGCCACGCCGCTGGTGGTGGACTACGAGCACCAGACACAGCTTGCCGCGCAAAACGGCCGGCCAGCCCCGGCGGCGGGCTGGATCACCTCCCTGGAATGGGAAGAGGGGCGCGGCCTGTTCGCCGTTGTGGACTGGACGGACAAGGCCCGCGCCCACATCCGTGCCGGGGAATACCGCTATATCAGTCCCGTTTTTGCTTTCGACCGCCAAAACGGCGCGGTGTTGCGCCTCATTTGCGCGGCCCTGACCAACCATCCCGCCCTGGACGGCATGGACGCCGCCAGCGCAACCTTTACCCCCTACGAGGAACCGCCCATGAAACAGATCCTTGCCGCCCTCGGCCTGCCGGAAACGGCGGACGAGGCTGCCGCCCTGGCCGCCCTGACCACACTGCGACAGGAGCGGGACAGCGCCAAGGCCCAGGCCGAGGCCGCTCCCGACCCGCAAAAATTCGTGGCCATGGCCACCTTTTCCGCCGTCCAGAAGGAGGCTGCCCAGCTGCGCGACGAACTGACGAAACTGAGAAACGAGGCCCAGGCCGCCGCCCTGAAGGACGACATCGAGGCCGCCCTGAAAGACGGACGCCTGACCGCCGCCACCAAGGGCTGGGCCGAGAGCCTGGCCAAAACGGCCCCGGATGCCCTGAAAGCCTATCTTGCCGCCCAGCCGCCCGTGCGGGCTCTGGCCGGCACCCAGACCGGCGGCACGCCCCCGGCGGGCGACAAGCCCGGCACGGTATCCCTGACCGCCGAAGAGCAGCATATCTGCGAGCGCCTCGGTCTGACCCGCGAGGAGTTCATCGAGGCCAGACAGACCACGGAGGAAAACTAAATGCCCATCGTCACCGACAGCATCCTGTCCGGTCTGCGTACCGGTTTCAATGCCGCGTACAAACGCGGCGCGGGCCGCGCGCCCGGCCACTGGCAGAAGGTCGCTACCCGAATCCCCAGCACCAGTGCCAGCAATACCTACGGCTGGCTGGGCCAGTTCCCCAAACTGTCCGAATGGGTGGGCGACCGCGCCGTCAAGGACATGAAGGAGCACGGCTACGTCGTCACCAACAAGCTCTATGAAGGCACCGTCGGCGTGAAGCGCACCGACATCGAGGACGACAATCTGGGCATCTATGCGCCCATGTTCGAGGAAATGGGCTACGCCGCCGCCACCCATCCCGACGAGCTGGTCTTCGGCCTGCTTGGCAAGGGATTTTCCACCAACTGCTACGACGGCCAGTTCTTCTTCGACAAGGACCACCCCGTGGCCGTCAACGTGGACGGCACCGGCGGCAATGCCACGGTGTCCAACCTCATCGACGCAGCGGAAAGCCCGGAGAGCAAGACGCCCTGGTATCTGCTGGACGTGTCCCGCACCCTCAAGCCGCTGATCTTCCAGGAGCGCACCAGCCCGGAACTGCAAGCCATCACGGACGGCAAAAACGACACCGTGTTCATGAAAGACCAGTACCTCTACGGCGTGCGCTACCGCTGCAACGTGGGCTTCGGCTTCTGGCAGCAGGCCGTGGCCGTGCGTGACGACCTGACCGCCGCCAATTTCGAGAAGGCCCTGGGCCTGATGCAGTCCTTCCAGGCCGACGGCGGCCGCCCCCTGGGCCTGGGCACCGGCGGCAAGGCGGGCACCCTGCTGGTGGTGCCGCCCACCCTGTACGCCGCCGCCCGCAAACTCATTGCCGTGGAACTGGTCAACGGCGGCGAGAGCAACCCCTGGTACGATGCCGCCACCATCGTCAACGTGCCCTGGCTGATGCCCGCCGTGGTGGCCGCGTAAAGGAGGTGCCCCATGGACGTGCATGTGAAAGCCAAAAAACCGCTGGCCCGGCGCTGCCGCTGCGGCATGACCTTTGATGCCAGCGGCTGCCTGATGCAGGTAACGCCGGAGGAGTACGCGGCCCTCAAGGCCGACCCCTGGCTGGATGTGGCCATCATGGACCCCGAGGACACGGAACTGTCCCCCGACCCGCAGCCCTCTCCCGCCGTGTCGGCACAGGCGGCTCCCACGCCGGAAAGCGCCACAGGCTCCCCCTCCGGGGAAACGCCGCCCACCGCCCAGCCCGCAGCCCACACGACCGAGGGCACCCATGCCTGACGCCTTCCCGGCAAGCGCTGCTGTCGATGCCCGTAGCTCGCTGCGCCCGGACGGGCACGCTCCTGCGGAGCGCCTTCGGTCGCACTATGCCGGCCCGGCGGACATGACGGCCCGTTTCGGCCTGCAAGAGCTGATCGGCCTGGCCCCGCTGCCGGAAAGCGATGCCCTGGACGCCTGCGGCCCGCCCGTGTTCGCGGATGACTGGCCGCAGGCGGATAATCAGGGGGAAGGCGACCAGCCCCCGGCCTATGACGTGGAGCGCGTGGCCACGGCCCTGGACCAGGCCAGCCGCGAGGCGGACAGCTACCTGGCCGTGCGCCTGGCCGTGCCGCTGGACACCACGGCGGGCGTGCCCCAACCCCTGCGGGCTTTCGTCTGCGACATGGCCCGCTACCACCTGACGGCCGGATTCGGCATGCAGGTGCCCGAGGATGTGGAGGCCCGCTACAAGGCCGCCCTGGCCTGGCTCAAGGACGTGGCAAAGGGCGCGGCGGAGATCGTCGTACCCACGCCGCCGGACGCTCCGGAGCCGCAGCCCCCGGAAACGGGCGTGGAGTTCGCGCCCGGATGCCATGACCGTTTCTTCTAGCGCGTTTTGCCGTTGTAAAAGGCAAACGCGAGGCTGCAGCACAGCGCCGCCCGGCCCAAAGTGAGCGGAAAAACCGCGTTTTTTCCGCGAAACGACAGGCCGTATGGTTGGAAACGCGAAGCGTTTCAAACTGAAAATGCTCTAAAAAAGGAGCCCCCGTGTACCCCATTGCCGCCATCGAAAGCGCCATGATCCGGCGTATCCATGAGGCCCGCCTGCCGTACCTGCGTTTTGTGGGCAGCTATGGCGGCGAGCTGCTGGGCGACTGGAAAAACGTCTATCCCGCCGTCCCGGCCATCTGGGTGACGTTTGCCGGTGCCACGGAGGCCAAGGCCCTGGATACGGCCCGCACCCGCTTTGAAAGCGTGCTGACCTTCACCAGCATAGCGGCGGCCTACAGCCCCCGCACGGAAGTCTCGCGCACGGGCGGCCCGGCCACGGTGGGGGCTTATGCCATGCTGACCGACGTGGCCCGTCTCACCGCCATGCAGGACTATGCCCTGGACGGTGTGGACTACCTGCGCCCCGGCCGCATCCGCAGCCTGTTCTCCGGCCAGGTACAGGCGGGTAGCCTGGCCATCTTTGCCCAGGACTGGCTCTGCCGTGTGCAGGCCAGGCTGCGAGCGCCCTGTGAGCGCCCCCTGGGCACCGATGCTGGCGGCTACCTGCCGCCCGACGGCCAGCCCCTGCCGGGCAAGGCGCATGCCGGGGACGATCCCTGGCTGCCGCCGCTGGAAGGACTGGCCCTGCGCTACTGGTGCAAACCGCCGCAGGACCCGGCCACTGATCCGCCCCTGCTGGAAGACCACCTGACCCTCAATATCCGCATATAAGGAGAGCCCTATGGGCGTTGAACTCTACGTCAAAGCAGCCCCCGGCCTGCGCGTCCCCCGCGAGGACGCCCCGCGCCGCTACATCACCGACGATCAGCCCGTGTCCGTCCCGGCCACGGCCTACTATCTGCGCCGCCTGCACAGCGGCGAGCTGGTGAGCGTCCCCCAGTGGGCCGTCAGGGAGGTATAACACATGGCCAGCACGAACATCTCTTTCAACCAGATCCCGGCCAGCATCCGCAAGCCGGGAAAATATTTCGAGTTCAATACCACCAACGCCGTGCGCACCCTGGCCGCCAACAGCCAGAAAATGCTCATCATCGCCCAGAAGGCCGAAGACAGCGACGCCCCGCTGGTCCCTGTCCAGATCTACGATGACGCCACGGCGGGCGCGCTGTTCGGCTACGGCAGCCAGGCCCAGCTCATGGTCCAGGCCGCCATCCGCGCCTACCAGTACCTGGACCTGTCCGTGCTGCCCGTGCCCCCGGACGAGGCGGGCGTGGCCGCCAGCGGCAAGCTGGAGCTGACAGGCACGGCCACCGGCGCGGGCGTGGTCTCCCTGACCATCGCCGACACCAGCGTGGCCGTGGCCGCCGCCTCGCAGGATACGGCCCAAAACGTCCTGGACGAACTGGCCGCCGCCCTCAATGCAGAGCAGTCCCTGCCCGTTTCGGCCACGGTGGTCACGCCCGAAGACCCGGACGGCGAAGGCGAGCAGGTCGCTCCGCCCCCCTATCTGACCCTGACCGCAAAAAACAAGGGCACCATCGGCAACAAGATCACGCTGTCCGCCGGCTGCACGGCTCCCGGCCTGACGGCTACCGTCACAAAAATGAGCGGCGGCCAGAAAGACCCCGACATCACCGAGGCCCTGGCCGCCGTCTTCGGCGCGGATTATACGCTGTACTGTCTGCCCTGGGCCGTGCAGGAACAGCTCACGGCCCTGCGCGAACACCTGGACAAGATCAGCGGCCCGCTGGAGCAGCGCCGGGCCACGGCCTGGCTGGGCAGTACGGATACGCTGTCTCTTTGCACCACCCTGGCCGGGCAGTGCAACAGCGGCCGCATCTCCCTGGCCTGCCTGCCCGGCAGCCCCAGCCTGCCGGAGACGCTTTCCGCCGCCTACTGCGCCGTAGCCGCCGGCGAGGAGGACCCGGCCCGGCCGCTCAATACCCTGGCCCTCACCGGCGTGGCCGTGCCCCCGGAATCATCCCGCCTGTCCCGTACCGAGCAGGAGGTGGCCCTCAAAAATGGCGTGACCCCGCTGGAGGTGGGGCCGGGCGAGGTGGTGCAGATAGTGCGCGCCATCTCCACCTATACCCGCAATGCCGCCGGGGCCACGGACATTTCCCTGCTGGACATGACCACCATCCGCACTCTGGACTATGTGGCCCGGACCGTGAAGGAGCGCATCGACCTGCGCTTCCCGCGCGAAAAACTGTCCACCCGCACGCCGCCCAAGGTCCGCAGCGAGGTGCTGGACGTGCTGCGCCGGCTGGAACAGCTGGAGATCGTGGAGGAAGTGGAGGCCAACGCCGCCGGGGTCATCTGCGAACGCGATCTGCAAGACCCCAACCGCCTGGACTGCCGCATCCCGTCCGACGTGGTCAACGGCCTGCACGTCTTCGCGGGCGTCATCGACCTGCGGCTGTAGGAGAAAGACGTGGACCGACTGGAAAAATGGAAAAACGCCATCCTTGGCTGGCTGCGGGCGCATCCCCGCATCACGGTATGCCTGTCCGTTCCCCTTCTGCTCGCCCTGATCCCGCTTGCCCTCGTCCGGGACTGCCTCAAAGGCGCGTGGGACGGCTTGCGCGACAGCTGGGAAGCGGAACGGGAAGGCATCCGCGAACTGTGGGCCTACATCCGCAGGGCGCTGGAACTGGCAAAAGAAGACAAACAGGGGAAAAGCAATGCCGATGCGTGAATATTACACGGTGGATCGTTCCCCCAGGGAAATAAAGGACCTGTGGGACTGGGCCACAAAGGAATGCCGGGGCAAAATCGAACATGAAAGCCCCTATGCGATGGGGGTCCTCGCCACGCTGGAATACCTTATGGGTACGCGTGAAGACCCCCCGCAGGCTTACAACGGTGTGTTCTCCCTGCCGAATGTCCTACGGCACTGTGAACAACCGCATGAGGTCGGGGGTGTGCGCGATCCCCGCGTCAACAAGGCGCTGGACGATGACCTTCAGCCCCTCGGAACCGGCAATCCCAAGACTCTTTTTTATGAAACCCCGTTGCTCGATGGAAGCCCCGCGAGAGACCAGAACCTGGTCGATGATGGCAACAAGGCTTTCCGGAGCGATACGGATGACGGGAGCGGTGAGCGCCGACAGGCCACCGTCAGATGGAAGATGACGAAGGGTGCCCCGTCTTCCGACACCTAAGCCAGGAATGTCAACGCGTCCAAAATTGGATGCGTTAAATGATTTCGGTAGGATAGAGCGCAATCTGTCTATTTCGCGTAGTACATGACTATGCTGCCGTTGAAAATTTCTGGCCACATCGACGGACAAAGCTGAACACCTTCGACCTTTTTTTTGCAGCTCCGTGTCGCCACATAGTGGCGGCACGGAGCTTTTTGCACTTCATTCCTGATTGGCTGCCAATAGGAGCGCAAATTTTGCTTGACGTTTTGACTGCAATTT